ATTGATTGTAGGGTTAGGATTGTAACCTTCATTCAGTTGTTCGACAGGAGCATCAGTGATAAAAGATACAGAAGGTTTTGTTGAGCTCGGTTTATTGAAGTAGTGTTCATTAATTGTGGACAATTTTGAACGATACGCATCAGTGCTTGTGAAGGATAATTCTTCAGCAAGTTCACGGAAACGTTCTGCATCAGTATCAACGAGTTTAGAAGTAAATTCTTCAACGATTGAAGCGCGAGCCGATTCATCTAATTTATGTTTGTATTGGATAGAGGTATCAACAGCTTCTTTTAATTTTGCTTGTAGAGTTTCAATTTGTTCAGCTTGTTCAGCGACTACATCGACTTTAGATTCAGGAATTTCAATGTAGCTAGATTCGAATAGACCTTTTAAGCCAGAAATGAAACCTTCAACGATTTCAGTTTTTAATCCAGTATCAACGGCAAGAGCATTTTGTTTTAGCCATTCAGCAGAAACATAACCTAGATAGTCATCAACACTTTCATCTAAAGAACTTGTATATTCTTCGAATTTAGATTCATAGGTATCCGATAATTCGTCGAATTTGATTTCATAAGATTCTTCTAATTTATTGAATTTAGATTCATACATTTCTTCAATAACTTGTACTTCTGATTTTGCGCGTTCAACTACAGCAGATTCAAACGCTTCGACTAATTGACTTTTGAGTTCAGCATCAAACCCTTCAAGTAAACCGTCAATAGAAACATCAGCTAATGTGGTTTCATTAACTAAGGATTCGTGTAATTTTTCTTTAATTGACATCAATTTCCCCTAATTTAATATTCTTTATTGTATATTTAGTTATTTTACATTTTTAAGAAATAGTTCAAACGATTCGAGGCAAACCTTTTGAAGATCTCTTGAAGACGCTTTAGCAATAACTTGTTTAGTTTGTTCAGCATACATAGGTTGATAATGTCCATTAATCAAAACCCATTCAGCATTTTCCATAATTCCATTAACCCAGCAATCAATTCCAGACGGTTCAGAAACGATATCTATTGTTCTAAGAAAGAAGTCAGATTGGACTTGGTTAACCCCGTCTTGTTGTTTTAGGCTACCAATCCCTCTGGTAGATACGCCTAATTTAATCCCTTCTTTCAGTAGAGCCGCAGCGATAGCACCTTGAGGCATAGATTCAAGAATTTTAGCCTTACCGAATACATCTTTTTTTCCTTCAAAACGCAATTCAGTAATTTTATGAGAAATTCTATCAGGGTTAACCGTCATTGTGTCTGGGTGACCTAATTCGCCGGTTGAACGATTTTCTTTAATTAGTGATTGGAAGTTATTAACTTCCCTTTCCATGATAGGAGACGGATAGTTTCTGCCATTTCTATTAGGAGTTTCAGCCTGAGCGAAAACGCCTTCAATGTAATAGCTTTTCTGTTTATCCGTACCTTCAAGGATAGTATAAGATACACTTTCAGACAAATCAGTAAATAATTTCATGATTACGCTCCATGTACAGATTGATCATCATAAGAACCATAAATGCTAGTTTCTATGTTAGGTAAGTAACCATCTATTTTTCTTAATCTTAACCAGAGTTGAGCTACTCCACCAGAAATAGTAACTTCAATATTAGAAGCATTTTCAATAGCATCAGGAGGTATCATAGCACCTGACATATCAAAGAACCCAGAAGCTCCGCAGTTAAGAGTGAAAACGGTAACTGAATTTCTTACAATAGAAATATCACTTTTCGTTTCGCCAGTCCATTGAAGAGCCGCAATGTTAACTTGTCTTGGATTCGTCGAAAGGGTTTCGTTATCTACTTTAAGGTCTGTATCTAAACTAATTATTGAAGTGCCATCATCTCCAGCTATTTTAACAAAGCATTCTTTTTCAGAGGCTTTGATAATAGTTTTAGTGACAGCCATATTTATTCTTCCGCGTCAGAAAATAACGTTTTAGAGATATTTAGTTTCAAGTAATCTAAATTTTCTTGAAGTTTATCTGCCATAATCGCGTTGAACGTTTCTTGGATCGCGTCAACGTTACCTTGTTCAATAGCATCTAATAAATCATTATTCATGTGTTAATCCTTTTATTGTTATTGCGTTTCATCTACAGTCGGAACTGGATTCTCCGCATTTTCTTTATCTATTTGTTTAATTTCTTCTTCAGATTGATGTAATACGTTTTTGCGAACCCAATCAAGCGAATAGTATTTACCTACATAAGGATCTATTAATTGTAAGGTTTGAATTCTGCCTTGGAGTATCTCATTATCTTTTAATTCAGAATAATGATTGTCTTCCATAAATTCAAAATGAATTAATTGTTCAATTTCTGTCCAATCATCTTGACTTAAAATACCCTTACCAATAGCTTGGACTCTTAATAAATCAACGAATAAAGCCGAAAATTTATATCTTAATCTAGTAATAAATTTAGAGAATTTAACTTCATCTCTTGATATAGTATCAGAACGACCAATGCTAAAACCTGTCTCAGGAGTTAACCTTGAGATAGGAACATTCAAAGATTTATAAAGTTTGTTTTGGAAGAATACAACATCTTCTATTGAACCTAAATTTTGTCCTCCTGGAAGAGGCACAACCTCCGTACCTTTAGATCCGTCTCTCCGAGGCATCCAGTAATCTTCAATCATCGAAGGAGATTTACGGTCGTCGGCAATTTCGCCTGTAGTAGAATTATACACCAGTTTATTTCTAAAGCGAGCCATTGTATCTTGAACATATTGGTCTGCTTTGATTTTAGGTAAAGAACCAACATCAATGTAGAAGATACGGCGTTCAGGAGCTCTAGTATAACGGTAGATAATCATTGCGTCTTCAGCCATTTTTAACTGATTAACTAATTTGACGCATTTATGTAAATAGCTTTTCGGTAAGCCTGTATTAGAATCAATTAACCCAGAATTAATATAGATTACAGAATCCGTGGATAACTTAACGCCTTGATTGGTAGTTGAAGTGAATCCTTTATCATTATAAAGGTAATAAGAATCGCCATCAATATTAACATTATTTCCATTAATATCTCTGGCTTTTTTTACTTCTTTAATTTTTCGGATTTTTCTGGGATCGATATACCGTAATTCTGTTATTCCGTTTTTTATGTTATCCTTATCAACAACGATATGAAAGAACATTCTCCCATCAATATACCATTGTCTAAAATAATCATAACCTTTTTTATTGAAGTCAAGTATATTTAATATGGTATTGAATTCCTCTCTAATTTTATTCTTGATAGATTCAGAGTATTTGAGTCCATCAAGGTTAATAGAGACAGGAGATTTAATACCATCAAATGTAATTGCTTCATTAGTAATATCATCAATAGCAGAAGAACAATCAGGATAATCAGAAGCAATTCTATATTGTCGAATTAATTGATTTTCATCTTTAATTACGCCATCAAGATCTAAGGCTAGACCATAAGCGGAATATGCGCTTATGATCGAGCCGTCGTCATTAGATGGAGGAACAATAGATTCGATTTTCTTTTTAGATTTATCTTCTTTTTTACCGTTGATAGTGAATCCGAATATTCCAGCCATAATCTATGTTATTCCAAATAAAGTTAAAATTAATTTCCTAGATCGCTAGAAGGTATAATTGTAGGTCTAGCTCCATCTTTAAACGTGAAATAATCGTATGTGAATGTCACAGAGAACGTTTCAATAGAATCGCCTTGAGCGTAATCTAAAGCAATTTCACTGACTTCAGTAGGAAATGCATTTTTGAAATCGTATCTTCTTAAGAAATTAATATCAGAATTTCTATCTAATTGGAATACAGATATATCTTGGAAATAATCGGTAAGTCTGCCGCCGATTGTATCGTTGTTAGAAATATTATAATTCCATCTTTCGAAGTATTCTCTGTTGCTGAATTCGTTATCGTTTTGGAATGTAACAGTCCAAGGTTGGAACGTTTTTTCTCCAGCAAAATTAACGACTTTTCCGCGATAAGGAACAGGAACAGTACCAACGCTGAATCCAGGCAAAGAAGCGCCAGAAGCCAATAACATTTTGTTTGTGTCAAGACCAGGAATAATTACTTTGAATTGATTGGGTCTAGCACCGCCTGAACCAAGAGCGGCTTTAAAATTTTGAATTGTAGCTGCCATATTATGCTCCTGTAGTTGTAAATGCTACTGATTGACGAGTTGCGATAAAGTTCAATGTAATGAAGTTGATAGAATAATTTGGGCGGATGTAAATATCCGCAACGAAATTGTTAGTTTCGACCACATTAGGCGTATTATTAGTAGCATCACAAATGATTTGGAAATCATTAATACCACGTCTACCCTTGATATCTCTCAAGAACGGTTCAATTAAGTTTTTGAATTGAGCTCTTGTTACATCATCATTGATAGCGAACAATTGATATTGAGCAGACTTCTCAATTGATTTTTCAAGTAAAATGAATAATCTGCGAACCCCAATTCTATCAAATGCGCTTGGACGATCTAGTAAAGTTTTATCGCCGAACAATACAGTTCCTTGACCTTTAAAGGTAACAACTGGATTAACGCCTTTAGGATATAAATTATCACGATCAGCTTTAGTTGGGTTAAACGCTAATTTAATAACATTTTTAATTTGACCGTTATTGAACCCGCCATTTGAATCCCATGGTTCGGGAGTAATAGCCGCAAGACCAGCGATATCCCCGTTTAATGCGATCCAACGACGTTTATCATTATAAGCATCATATTGGTATTTAGCGCCAGAATCTAATAAGCCATAAGAAGTTGATGGTAATTGATTGCGATATTCTAAGATTCTATCAACAGCATCAGAACCAGTACCTTTAATGAATTCGCCTGTAATTGAATCTTCAGGAGAAATGAATACGATTACGTCTTTTCTCGTTTCAGCTAGAGCAATAGCATGAGAAGCTACAGTTGCAGACGCTTTACCTAAAGTAATGAAAGCAAAATTATAAATGTCTTTGTTAGATAACAAATCTAACGCCAAGATTTTTTCGCCATCAGTTACAGCATCAGCATCAGTACCGCCTTTCAATTCAATGTAAAGTGGTTTGGTTAATGATTTGAATACAGAAGTAGGAATATTAACATCAGCAAGTTGGGTATTCCATTCTAAACCAGATACAGAAACATCTGTTGGTGCGTCTAACCAGTAAACGTATTTAGATGAGTTGTTTAATACAGTTTTATAGAAGCTAGAAGAACCATCATCATAACGAGCATCAGAAGCTTTAGACAAGAACGAATACTTTTCTAATGTAGCACCTTTAACGCCGGTAAATGCGCCGTTTTTATCGATAATTAAAATATGGATTTCGTCTTTTGCGCCAACAACGTTTTTAGATTTAGCGTAGTTAGATGTGCCTGGAGCAGAAGTAAATTGACCAACATATTCAGAAGCGATAGACACTTGGAAAGCAACAGCTGAAGTAGCTACTTTAGCGAAATTGGCTAATGTTAATTCTGTGTCGCTAACGATTTCAGCAATAGTACCAATAACTGTATGAGTAGAATCTGCTTTATGTAAAACTTCGCCAATTTTTAGGTTTTGGAATGTAGTACCAACACCAGTAACAGTTCTTGATGAAGTAGTAGAAGAAAGCGTACCAGTTTTGCTTTGATACTGGAATGTACTAGCATCAACCACGATAACTTGAATTGAGTTACCTAGTTTCCCTGGATAACGAGCGGCAAATTCTCCGATACCTAAACCGCCATCGATGAAGTTAGTTTCGTATTCATCGTAGTTATTGATTTTAACGCGGTCTC